TATCATCAGAATCTGATTTAGCCAAACAATTTGTACTATTCGGTGGAACATCAAAATATTTAGGACAAAACAGTTACGCACAAAGATCAGGTTTAGGTAAAGATGGTGCATATGGTATATTAGGAAATGAAGAGATACAGAAATATGGTTATAGACCAATGCCTGGTATAACTAGCGTTAATATTGAAACTCAAGGTAGATTAGGATCTGTTAGAGCTGCAACAATTAGTTTTAAATGTTGGGACAAGTCTCAATTAGATATTATAGATGCTCTCTATTTTAAGCTTGGTTTTACCATGTTTTTAGAATGGGGACACACGTATTTTTATCCCAATCCTAATAACAATAAAAAGCTAGATCCTAATAAAGTACAAACTACAGAATTATATAGTATAGATCCTTTTGAACAAGGATTAAACAAAGAGGATATACTATCTAGGATAAGTCAAAATTCAAGAGATACTGATGGTAACTATGATGCCATGCTTGGAATAGTTACTAACTTTAATTTTACTTATAGTCAAGATGGAGGTTTTGATTGCACAGTAAGATTAATGGCACTTGGAGTTTTAGGAGACTCTATAAAGATCAACAATCCAGGTGTGTTACCTGATATTTTAAAGGAAGAGATTATCAAGTTGAATAATACCTTATTTGAAATATCAGAAGCGCAAAGGAAAGCAGATGAGGCTGCAAGAAATAAATCTGCACAAACCAACACTGAAAATAAAGATCTTGAGACAAAAAATATCACTGCCAATGAACTATTTAATAAGTATATAAAATATGATCCAAGCAGAACAGGTGAAAATAAATATTCGGGAGGGCAAATAGCATTTCCTTCAGATAGGTCCAAAAATCCTAATAATGCAGATGCGGCATTTAATACTCAATCAGGATGGGTTTATTTAATAAGAAGATTAAATGGCTATATACCTTTATCTGACAATTTACTATCTAAAGTTAATGTTTCATTAGAAAATCAAAAGTTTTTATCTCAACTAAATTCTATTAATTTAGAAGATAATAGATTATGGGAATATCCTTCTAGTTATTTAGAATCAACTAAAGATATATTTGTACAAAATCTTACTAATCCTGTAACTGCTACTTTTAGAAATGTTCAATTTTTATTAAATTTAATCAATCCATTTAAGCCTGGAGAAAATATAACAGAATTAGATAAAAAGAATGATGTAGCTGTAGAAAAAATTGCTTATAAAAGTAACAATGGATCTGTTTATAATATAGAAATAAAAAGAAAGGTTTGGGGTACTACAGACAGATCAGATGTTTTAGATTCATATGGAACATCTGCTGCAGGATTTACTTTTACAAATAGTGCGTATTACTATATAGATACACCAACATTTGCAAAACAACTAAAAAATGTAATTAGTAATCCAAATAATACGTTTAAAATAAAAAATGTAGATCCTAGACCAAATGATATAACTACAACATTTTATTTTAAAGTACCTTTTACAAGACAAGTAAAAGTAGTAGTACCAGCTGTAACTAATCCTGATTTAACAATTACTCCAGAAACTTTAAAAGATGATAATGTTACATTTAATGTAGATGTTGAACTATCTATAAATGATAGTGCTTTGATAAAAAGTTTTACTACTCAAGATGTAATTCAACCTATAGATTTTTTACAAAATCAAAAAAATATTGCAAATCAAAATCAACAACAAACAACTACTCAAGAAACTCAAGCTCTTTCACAAGAAGCTTTAAGTACGCAAATTTCTCAAGCTTTAAACTATCAGTCTTCTTTAGAAATTATTCTTAGAACAATACAAGTACATGCTTTAAATGAGGCAATAGGAAAATCAGGTACGGATATAGGTAGGCAAGTTTTTGTTAATAATTTTTATGATGATGAAACTATTATAGGAAAGAAAAAGTTTTTAGAGCAAATATTTTCTAATGGTATTTTTGGGTCATTTATTAGAGACTTGATAGACAATAGCATTCAAGATTTTGCTTATACTACAGATAAGAAAATGGACCCAATAGAAAGGTTCAAAATTCAATCTAAGTATGGATTCGCTACTAATTTAATGGCTAACAAAGCAGCAATATCTGAATTACAAGGAAGAGCTGTTAATTTTAAAGAGGTATTAAGAGCTTTTGTAGTACCTTATCAAATCAATCAAGAGATCATAAAAGGAACTCAAACTAACCACCCAGTATATATTCCTTTAGGTCTTCTATTAATGATCTTAAATCATACTTGTACTATATATGATACAAAAGGATCATTTCAGACACCTTTAGTTTATATCGACTTTAACCCAGAGTTAAATTTCTTTTTAACTAATACAAAACAATTATCAACTAATCCTTGGAAAACACTAATTCCTTTTGAAGGTAGTTTTGAAGACTATAAAAAACTCTTTGATCCCAAAATATTAGGTTCAGATAGCATTTTACCAGTTTCAGGATCTACAGAAAAAATTCCTTTATTTAATCCACAAACTCAAGACGTATTATCAGGACAGCTTCCAAAAATAAAATTTGGTGCTTTAGAAAATAATACAGTTTATAGAGGTAGGATGATGAATATTTTATTGAATGTAGATTATTTAGTTAGTTTAACCCAACAGTATAGTGCTAAAGACACAATTAATAATGTCTATTTAAAACCATTCTTAGAACAATTATTAGCAGATCTTAACAAATTTCTAGGCAACTTTAATGCATTTAGATTATCATATAGTGATTCTGGAAATACATTTCAATTAACAGATGATCAATTTATCCCTGCTCTTTCACAAGAAGATCAAATTAGTGCTAAACAAAATAAGTTAGATCCTGATAATAGAACAGAAATACCTTTAATAGGTAAGTTTTCTATAGCTAAATCATTAGAAATAAAAACAGAGATAGCTAGTAAATTAGCTAATATGATAGCTATATCTGCTAACTCTACTGTATCTAATAAATCTACTCTATCTACTAATGGTAGTAACTATGGATACATAAATACTAACTACGTAGATAGATATATTACAGATAGACAAGAGCCTTCTGGAAGTACTAACGTTTCTAAAGAATTAGACACTATAAAAATATCTGCGTCTCAATTTAATCAAACTATATCTGATTTTTATAGCAAGATTAATCCTTCAGAAGCAACAGTATCTCATGCTACAAACTACTACATAGAGAAGATGAGTAGGATAAAAAATGATGAGTATCCTACAAGAGCTTCTGCCATGATTCCTGTATCCTTAAACTTTACAACAGATGGTATAGCAGGAATGTCTATGGGTCAAGCATTTACTATATCAGATGAACTTCTTCCTTATACATACTCAACAAAGAAGGTCGTAGGTTTACCAACAGATCATGTAAATAATGTCGGTTTTGTAATGGTAGGTCTTATTCATACTATTGAAAATAATAGTTGGAATACTGCGGTTAGAGCAAACATGATATTCTTGAAAGATAAAACTGAGTTTTCAGGAAGTGTTACTAGAGTAGAAACTAGGCAAGGAGAATTTCAAATTAATGCTAATAATCAATTTAATACAGACACTTATCAACAAACTAATTTTAAAGCACAAAGCCCAGAAGCTAAAAAAGCAGCAGAAAATTATTTAGGAAAATTAATTACAGACACAGAATGGAGTCAATTAGTAGCTGCAACTTATGCAGAAGCTAGTAGCAACCAAACTGAAAGAGCTTGGGTTATGGCTGTTATATTAAATAGAACAAGGAACAGTGGAAAGTCAATTACAGATACTCTAACTGCAAAAAATCAATTTCAAGCAGTAACAGGAACATCAGCAAATGGTAATAGACCTAGCCCTATGTATGTAAATGGGCCAGATTCTAGTAGCGCAGCGGCTATATATGGAGCTGCAGTTAATATACTATCTCAAGTTCCTACAAATTATGTATTTTTTACATCCAATAATGAAGCAGCATATGGAGCAGGAACAGATATATCTTTCTTATTTAACTTAAGAAATAAACCGAACGCTAAAATTATAGGCAAAACTGTATTTTCAACAACTGCTTAAATATGTTAAGATATTATCCATCTTTTAAAATAGTAGCAAATCAATCCACTAATGGAGGTGAATACCTTTTAAATGGTAAGCCATATAAAGGAAAATATTATCGCACATATGATGATAGAGCTTTCTCAGGCCCATCTCCAGAAGTCGGTCCTAGTCAACAATTGGAAAAGATTAATAGATATCAGTCTAGTCCTAGTTTAAATAACATTAACATATCTGATAGAAGTAAAATAGATTTAGCTATTAGGACTAATGTATCTAGCACAAGAATTCCTGGTAAGCCTAATAACTTCTATCCAAATCCTACAGCAGATGATTATGCTAGAGGATATATTATAAGATATTTCACTAAGAAAGAAAATGAGAAAGGTTTTATCATAGAGATATCTAAAGAAGAATATAACAACATAGTGAATGGTACTACAGACTACGATATAACTTTGTATCAAGTGGTTGAGCTATTTTGGAAAATAACTGGTCCACTTAGAAGTGTAAGAACATCACAATACAATGTAACACCAGGCATAGTTGATACAAATCAAAGACTAGTTGAGACTAATAATAAGAACTTCTTTGGACTCACAGAATTTATTGGTGGTGACTATACAAAATTTGCAAGACCTACTCAATAGATTGAGAGCCTAATATTCAGTTTATTTTCTTATTATTGTTACTAATAAAAGGTTATGTATTTCATCATTGAAAATAAAGAGCAGTTAAGTAAGTTAGAAGTATCTGAAGATGCGTTTATCCAGATTGTTACTTCAAACGATTACTATCACCCAAAGTTAACTAGAGCTAGTTTAATATACTATAACAACTCTAAAAAGGGTTACATCTTTGTTATCAATCACTCTGAAGGTTTTTCTCTAGATATTAAGCTAGTAGAGGAGTTCTTACAAAAGCATAATAAGGTTTATTTACTAGACAAGAAACTACATTCTTATTTTCTTGATCTTCCAAAGTCTATAGATGTACAGTTTATCTGTTTAGACAAGAACAATGAGTATAGTTCTTTTGAGTGTAATACTCCTGTTCATAGAGACTTCTATTTAAGGCATCCTATTATGCCTACACTAAATGAAGTCATTCCAATATCCAAACACTATGAAAGATGTGAGTGTCTATATCAGATGATCAAAGATTATTTTGAGCTCGAGATGGACATTGAACTACAAGACAAGTTAGTAGATGCATATAAGCATGTTGAAGAAATAGGAATAAAAGTAGACCTGTCTTGCTTCAATAAGAAATACCAATTCCAACACCCAGAATACTCTATATTAGGTGATACTATCTACTCATATTATAACCTCTATAATTTGACTGCTAGACCAACTAATTCCTTTAATGGGATCAACTTTCTAGCCATTCCTAAAGACAAAGACTTCAGAGAGTGTTTTGTCCCTAAGAACGACTTCTTGGTAGAGTTTGACTTTGATGCCTACCATTTGAGGTTGATATCTAACCTGATTGGGTTTGAAGCTCCTAAAGAGTCTATGCACGTTTACTTGGGGCATCAATATTTTCAAACAGACCTTCTAAATGAAAGAGAATATAAAGAGGCCAAATCGATTACATTCAGACAGCTTTATGGTGGTATAGAGAAGCAATACGAACATATAGACTTCTTTAAATCTCTAGGCCAGTTCATAGATCAAGAATGGAAGAAATATAATGCCCATAAAGCATTGGTACTTCCAACTGGAAGGATATTAAAGAAGCTACCAGGTATGAATAAGCTCAAAGTATTCAACTACATCGTCCAGAATCTAGAGACCAAAGAAAACATATATAAGATCCTAGAGATCAACAAACTCTTGAGTAAAAAGAAGACAAAACTGATCTTAATCACGTATGACTCATTTTTGTTCGATTTTGATCAAAAAGATGGCAAAAACACACTAAAACAAATCAAAAACATATTAGAAGGATCAAATATGATCGTAAAGCATAAATACGGCACCAACTATGCTTTCTAATATATTACACATATTTATTAATAGTAAATAAAAGGTTATGAAGACAAATGAACTAGTAGAGATAACATCAGAGTCGATTATGAACAAACTATTTTGTACCTTTTCTCCTAAGGAAAATATAGATGATACCCTTAGGGAAATAAATAAAGAGTACACTATCCTATATAAAAAGATATTTGTTTTGGCATCCCCAGAATCAGAAGAGTTTTTGTGTACTTACAACATTGAGATCGAAGGAACCCAAACCAAGATCCTTCCTAATACCATCTTGCTTCACAGAAAGAAAGACTCCAACACATTATATACTATTAATGCCTTGAACACCTTGATCAAGCAATTAAATGGTGGAGTATTAGATACATCTTTCCCTATCAATTGGCAAGACTATAAGAACAGCGTACTTCTTACCCAAGGAGACGATCTTAAGAAGCTAAACACCACTATCCACAAGATAGTTGCTGTGTAACTTTAGAGAACGATTTTTCTATCGCTTCTTTTTATCTTACATTTATCGAAATTAGTTACATATGGATATATCCGTTTTAAAATCAAGACTGTCGGCTCTACAAAATCCACGTGGAGGACAAAAGAAGGACCTATCCCAGACAATCTGGAGGCCTACCGTGGGAAAACATTCTGTACGTATTGTACCTTCTAAGTTTGACAAGCAAAACCCCTTTAAAGAGGTCCTAATGCATTATGGCATCAACAACAGAACCATGATGAGTTTGGCCAACTTTAATGAGAAAGACCCTATTGTTGAATTTGCTCAAGGACTTCGCAAGTCTGGAGACAAAGAAAACT